GGCCGTGTCCTGCGCCCAGGTCTTGAGCGTGCCATCGTCGCGCAGTTTGACCATAGCATCAGCGGTGTTGTGCGTGCCCAGCATCACGGCTTTGAGGTCGGTGACCAGTTCTTCCAGCGCAGGCAGCGCCGCCGTCACGATGGTCTGGGCCACGAAGTTGTGCTCGGCCCGCATCCGGCCCATGGCCTTGGAGGCTTTCTCGGCCGACTCGATTTCGGCTTCGGTGAGCCGGATGTTCAGGTCCTGGTTGGCGGCCAGGTCCTTTAGGAAAGGCAGCAAGCCAGCACCGGACTTGCCGAACAGTTCGAGCGCAATGGCCGTCTTGCCCGCTCCGTCCTCGAAGTTGGACAGTTTTAGGGCAATGTCGTTCATGACCTCGGCTGGATCGCGCAGGTTGCCCCCTGCATCCTTGGCCTTGATACCCAGATACTGCAGGGCCTGCGAAGCCCCTTTGGTCTCATCGTCCACACCGGCCAGCCCTTTGGAGAGCTTGGTCAGACCCACCCCGATCTGCTCCATGGCCACACCTGAAATCGTGGCCACGGGTGCAAAACCGGACAGGGCCGTGGCGCTCGCCCCGGTCTGCTCGGCCAGATCCTGCAGAGCGGCCACCGTTTCCAGCGTGTGCATGACCAGCTCTTTGAGCGCGCCCACCGATTCCACGCCAATGGCGATGGCAAAGGTGGTCTTGGCGACTTCGGCCACCTTCTCCAGGGAACCACGCATGGATTCGGCGTGACGTTCCAACAGCAGCGCACTCTTGCCCAGGTCTTCCCGGAAATCGGCCGTTTCCGCTGCGAGTTTGATCACCAGGGAGCCGATATCAGCCATGTTGCTTGCCTACCTTATGCGCGAACTTTGTGCGCGAACATGGCCTTGAATCGGGCCACATTGAGCTGCGTTTCATCTTGGGGTTGGGTAGCCTGGGGTTTGTCCAGGAAGGGCATGAAGTCCTCTGGCCTGAACGGCCCCGAATCCTTGGCCCGGTGGGCATTGGCAAAGGTGGAGGCCACCACACCACTCCTGTAATCAGCCCGATAGTCCCCAAAGGGCTCGAGCTGGTAGTACGCCATCCACTCGGTCAGCTCGTCCGAGCCCATCGATGCGAGCATCCCGCGCACCGGCAGGCCCAAAGCCAGCGCCAGCCGGAACACAAAGCGCCGCCAGGGATGGGCGATCAGTCGTTTTTTTGCAGCGTCCACCTGATCGGCGCCAATGCCGTTCAAGCGCTGGGACACAGCAAACACCCGGTCCAGTGCCTTGGCACTTTTGCCGCCGAGAGCTGCGATGTCACCATCGCTGAAAAGGCGACTGCCGCTCTCGTCGCACAGGGTGAGCGAGACCAGGCGGGCACGGACGTTCTCAAGGCGGCCTTCCTTGCCAATCAAGCTGGCCTCGAAGGCGTCGCGGTCGGTACCGGTCATGGTGCGCACCTGCACCTCACCGCCCCACTCCGGGACTTGGACAGTTTCACGGGGCAGATCGTCACTCTGCAGGATTTGTTCACGGGTCAACATGGGTCTGTCTCCTTAAGCCTCGGTGATGTCACCATCGATCTCGATGGTCACGGAGGCCTGCACCACCGCATCCACACCGCCTTGCACGCTGAAGTGCGTGACATAGCCGTAGAAAGTCCAGGTGGCAGGGTTGGTGTCGGTAAATGTGATCTTGAACTGGCGACGCACGCGGTTGGCGCGGTCGGTTCTCAGGCCCTGATGAACCAGATCGTCGGGGTTGTAGTGCAGGGTCAGGGAAAGCTGCCCCTCGTCTCGCAGGCCCACGCGCTTTTCTTTGGCGGTGGAGGCCAGATTGGTGACGTCGATAACGCCGGCTTGCCCGCCCGGGCCCTGGAACGAGACCACGTTGGGGATGGTTTCAAAGGCGGTGGTACCAAACCGGGCAATGGCAATGCCCTGCGCGGTGATTGCGGTGCTGCTCATGCACTCTCTCCTGTTTTCAAATTGAACTGCCCTGTCGGTAGTAGGTGTAGTCCACGCTCACCCGGTACAGCCGGGCCTGATCTTCAAATTCACTGAGCCCCATGCGCACATCGGCGACGGTGCTCTTGTCAGCCAGAAGCGCATTCAGGACCTGGTCCTGCAGATGCAGGGCCTCCTGGTACGTTCTGGCGTAG